GAACTTTATCAAAAATTATAAATTAATGAATATATATACTAATACCAATAGTGCTTTCCCTAGTCAAGTAGTGAGTGATGCTGAAAAAGCAAGTATTGAATATGGAAGTCAAGTTGCTATGGCCATTGAGTACGAGTGGTTTCGCTCAGGAAGAACTTCTGGTAATAGATATTTAACTAATTGGAATCAATTTCACCAATTGAGACTGTATGCTCGTGGAGAACAAAGTGTGCAAAAATACAAAGATGAATTATCTATAAATGGTGATTTGTCTTATCTTAATTTAGACTGGCAACCAGTCCCTATATTATCTAAATTTGTTGATATTGTTGTTAATGGTATTTCAGCTAAAAGTTACGATATAAAAGCTTACGCTCAAGATCCTGAATCTGTAAAAGCTAGAACAGAATACGCTTCTAAAATACAAGAAGATATGTTAGCTAGAGAATACTTAAATGGATTAAAAGATACTTTAGGTATAAGTTTGTTTCAAAGCATGGATCCTAGTACTTTGCCTGAGTCACCAGAAGAACTAGAATTACACATGCAGCTTAGCTATAAGCAATCAATTGAAATAGCAGAAGAAGAAGCTATATCATCTGTGTTAGCGCAAAACAAATATGATCTTGTTAGACGTAGATTAAATATGGATTTAACGGTTTGTGGTATTGCTGCTGCTAAAACAAATTTTAATACAGCAGAAGGAATAACTGTTGATTATGTAGATCCTGCTTATTTAGTTTATTCTTACACTGAAGATCCAAATTTTGAAGACATATATTACGTTGGTGAAGTTAAATCAATAACTATACCAGAACTTAAAAAAGAATTTCCAAACATTAGCCAAAAAGAACTAGAGCGTATACAAAAAATGCCAGGCAATAGATCATATGTTACTGGATGGGGTGGTTATGACGAAAACACTGTTCAAGTTATGTACTTTGATTATAAAACATATTCTAATCAAGTATTTAAAATAAAACAAACTGACCAAGGATTAATGAAAGCTTTAGAAAAAGATGATACATTTAATCCGCCAGAAAATGACAGTTTTGAAAGAGTATCAAGATCTATTGAAGTATTGTACAGTGGGGCTAAAGTTCTAGGTACTGATACAATGCTTAAATGGGAACTAGCAGAAAACATGTCTAGACCTCTTGCTGATACAACTAAAGTAGAAATGAATTATTCTATATGTGCACCTAGAATATATAAAGGACGTATAGAATCACTTGTAAGTAAATGTATTGGTTTTGCTGACATGATACAGCTTACTCATTTAAAACTACAACAGGTAATGTCTAAAATGGTACCAGATGGTGTATATTTAGACATGGACGGATTAGCTGAAGTTGATTTAGGTAATGGAACAAACTATAATCCAGCAGAAGCATTAAACATGTATTTTCAAACTGGTTCTATTGTAGGTAGATCACTTACACAAGACGGTGACATCAACCAAGGTAAAGTACCTATACAAGAATTAAACAGCTCTAGTGGTCAAGGCAAGATACAAAGCTTAATACAAACTTATCAGTATTACTTACAAATGATAAGAGATGTAACTGGTCTTAACGAAGCTAGAGATGGTAGTACACCAGATAAACAAACATTAGTAGGTTTGCAAAAAATTGCTGCTAATGCTTCAAACACTGCTACTAGGCATATAAAGCAAGCTAGCTTGTACGTAACATTAAGAATAGCAGAAAATATAGCTTTAAAAATAGCAGATGCTTTAGAGTTTCCTCTTACAGCTGAGTCTTTAGTTAACAATATATCTAATTATAACGTTAATACGTTAACAGAAATAAGTAATTTAAACTTACATGATTTTGGTATATTTTTAGAATTAGAACCAGATGAAGAAGAGCAACAACAATTAGAGCAAAATATCCAAGTGGCTTTACAACAAGGTGGTATTGATTTAGAAGATGCTATAGATTTAAGGCAAATTAAAAACCTTAAGTTAGCTAATCAAATGCTTAAAATTAAGCGCAAGAAAAAAGGTAGAGAAGAACAACAAAACGCTATACAGCAATCCCAAGCTCAAGCAAACGCTCAAGCTGATGCTGCTGAAAAAATTGCAATGTCTGAAGTACAAAAACAAGAGGCTATATCAGGTTCTAAAGTACAATTTGAACAAGCTAATAATCAAATGGAAATACAACGTATGCAAATTGCTGCTCAGATAAAACAACAGCAAATGCAAATGCAACACAAATTTGACATGCAGTTAAAACAAATGGACATGAAAGCCACTAGCGAAAAAGAAGCTGAAATAGAAGATCGCAAAGATAAACGTATTAAATTAGAAGGTACACAGCAAAGTCAAATGATAGATCAAAGACAAAACGATTTATTACCAATAAACTTTGAAGAACAAGACGGGGCAGCAATGATGCCTAACGTCTAATTATTAATTATTTAATTATATTATATTATGTCAGAAGTAAAAACAAATGAACCTGTTAAGCAGGAAGGTGACTTTAAAATAAAGTCTAAACCTACAAAACCTAAACAATTAGGTAACAAAGAACAAGAAGTTGTAAAAGTTAATCTTAAAGAACCTTTGGTAGAAGTACCAAGTGATGTTATTAAGGTTACAATACCAAACGAACCTATTAAAGAAAAAGAAGATGCCATTCAAATCGGAGAAACAAAGGAAGTACCTGTGGAAGAATCATCCGGAGATAGCACAGAGATGGGAGAACCTGTACAAAAGTCCGACAAGGATGTTGAAGGGTTTTCTCCAATCAAAGAAGTAACTGAAGAAGAAGTAAAAAAAGTAACAAAAGAAGTTAAAGAAGCTATAAGAGATGAAAAAGTATTAGGCAAAGCTTTACCTGAAAATATTGAAAAGCTAGTTACTTTTATGGAAGAAACTGGAGGAACTATTGAAGATTATACAAGATTAAATGCTGATTATAGTAATGTAGATGATACAGCTTTATTAAAAGAATACTACAGAAAAACTAAACCACATTTAGATTCTGAAGAAATAGATTTTATAATGGAAGACAACTTCCATTTTGATACAGATCTTGACGAAGAGCGTGACGTCAAAAAGAAAAAACTCGCTAAAAAAGAAGAGATTGCAAAAGCAAAAAACTTTTTAGAGGAAACGAAAAAGAAATATTACGACGAAATCAAGTTGAGACCCGGCGTAACTCAGGACCAACAAAAAGCTATGGACTTTTTCAATCGCTATAATAAGCAGCAAGAAACAGCTGAGCAACAACATGCTAAATTTAAAGAAAGTACTAAAGAACTTTTCAGCAACGATTTCGAAGGTTTCGATATTAAGGTTGGTGAAACAAATTACAAGTACAACATTCAAAATAAAGATAAAGTTGCTGAAAACCAATCAAACATTAATAACCTAGTCGGGAAGTTCTTAGACACAGAGGGTAATGTTACTGATACTAAAGGTTATCACAAAGCTATGTACGCTGCTGACAATGTAGACAGGATCGCAGCTCATTTTTATGAGCAAGGAAAAGCTGATGCTATTAAAGACGTTGTTACTAAGTCTAAAAACCCTGTAGATTCTCAAGCTAGAAAATCTCAAGGTGAAGTATTTATTAACGGTATGAAAGTGAAGGCGATTAGTGGTGCTGACTCTACAAAACTAAAAATAAAAACAAGAAAATTTAACTAAAAAAAACTAACAAAAATGGCTTTAAATCCACAATTTGGAGGGTTAATTCCTTCCTCAGTACAGGAGATATTGAACAGCAACTACCTACAGTTTAACGGTGGTGCTGCTGCAGGTGACACAAACACTTTTGCTCAACAATATTTACCTGAAATTTACGAACAAGAAGTAGAAAGATACGGAAACCGTACTCTATCTGGATTCTTAAGAATGGTTGGCGCTGAAATGCCAATGACATCTGATCAAGTAATTTGGTCTGAACAAAATAGATTACATGTATCTTACTCTGGAGTTGTTGTAGCTAACGCTGCTGGTACTTCAAGTCTTATTACTGTACAAGGTCCTGCTGTAAACACAATGTCAATTAACGATACTATCGCTGTTTTAAATCCTGTTTGTACATTTCCTCTAGCTTGGATAGCAGCAAATAAACCTTCTGAACCTGGGCTAGCAGCAATTCCTGCAGCACCACCTACTTGGTTAAATTC